CGACATGATGTACTCATGGGAGAAAGCGGTTGATGGATTCAAGGAGTACCTTGTTGCGGTCGATAATTACACGACCATAAAACACTCAAAGCATAGAGGAAAAAAGTACACACTCCGACAAATGTATCCACATGACGCATGGAGTTCCTAGAACCCCACGCCTGATTTTTTATAATTGAATCCCAGGGTGGTATAAAGGTGCTATGCGAGTAAGCGACCGCGTGTCCTGTCGTGCGTTTACAACCTGGAGCTGGTCCCGGTTTGGCAGAAAGTGGGGTTATGTAGATAGCGCGGAATCCATGACATCGGGTCGTAACCATATTTCCGCCCATCGTATCAGGGTACTCTGCTATGGGACCCATGTAGTATATGTACCACCGGACGTATCGAGAGAAAATCATTGGAGAACGTAGTTTTTTTATATATTCTGACAAGTGTGAGAAATTGGCCCTGTGCATATTGTCAAGTAAAATTGAAATTGGGTCAAGCTTCGGTATAACCTCGCGGATTTATTGGGCTGAAGTGTTGTTTTCTTATACCTATTATGATGATGTAGGTGGGTATACGGAGGGAGTGGACGACCATTGTTGCGTCGAGTGGTCTGGAATGGGTAGATATGTGATAATACCCGCCAACGAAAACAACATAGTGTTCGACGACGATGGTGCGCCGCACTTGATACGCGTAGATAAGGATGGAAATGACCAGAACACTGGTTATTGGAGAAGTTGGGTGAGTATTAATAGTGGGGTTCTACAAAAAGTATGGAAAACGTGATATTGTTTTTTTATTTAGGTATATATTTTATGTATAGTAGCGCGACACCGCATAACCGTCATGGGGAAATTTAGACCAAGATCCCGTTTTGGAGTAAAATTTCTTTGGGATCATCTTTGTAACTTATCCGTATAAGTTTAATCCCATTTTCCACACAATAATCGGTCTTGATCTTATCGCACTCTTGACGGCGTTTTAAACCTTCTATGCCACCAAATACACGTAAGGCCTTTTCATGCTGAATGCCGTCATATTCAACCACGATGTTAAATTCAGGAAGGTAGAAATCAAACCTAAGTGGCAACAGTCGCCTCAGATCGGGAAAGGATTTTTGTGCAACAAAATCAATAGCATAATCGTCAAGGAGTTTGCGTATAGATTCCTCCCCGGACGAATTTTTGCAGCTAATACAACCGTATCCCACCATGTGACTCGCCGGAACTTGTTCAAAGTCCCCGTGCTCCGGACATGTGATAATAACTTTCGATTGTGATCCGACGTAAACGACTTTGTCATAATTATATTTGTCGTTATGTTTGATTTTTGCCTTCTGGATAAAATCTTCCTGTCCAAGAACTCGGGAACATCTCTCACAGCCCTTTCCAGCATAGTGATTTTCAGGCGTTTGATTAAATTCACCATGCGTTTTGCAGATAATGACAACGGGTTTGCCACAAGTTTCATATGCTGTCTTTGAGTAATCGTACTTATCACCATGCTTTGCAGTCGCCCTTTGTAAGAAATGTTCTAGATCCTTTTTACCAAAAATGACACCTACGACTCCCCGGCAGGCGGGGCAACCACCACGCCTAACGTGATCGCATGGCTTTTGTAAGAAATCACCATGAGTTTTACAGGTGACGATGACATCATCGTTGGTGCGGACGAATACTGATTTACCGTAATCGTATTTATCGCCGTGGAAATCACGGGCTCGTTGAATGAAATCCTCAGTGGTTTTCATATGCGGTCTCTTAGCCATTTTGTTATGTATAATACTAGTCTTATTTTTTATATAAAAATAACTAGACACTACGCGTGCTTGGCGCATTTGCCGTCCACCTGTGCAAGTGATCCACAAGTGTTGTCTTCTGCGTCGCAAAGAGGTCGCATTAAGTTGCCCGCGAATCGACAGCGGCGATCCCCTTTCATGTACACCTCACCTTCCACCTTGTTGGCATGCATGATATTTCCGGGTTTGCCAGCAGCACATGCCTTGCATTTCCCTTCGACGACCGCACGTTTGGTACACTTGTTTTCATCACCAGTGCAAACTTTGTACACCTCGCCTGCTCTCATCACGTATCGGCTACCTTCGAACTCAATGATTGTGTCTTCGAGTTGTTCTTTTAGAATAGACCGCGGGGTCGGCTTGGCGCTTGCTTTCTTGCAGGCTAGACACAGAGGAGTTGTTTTCGTTGCTAACCCATCACAAGTATTGTCTTTGCCGGAGCAGAGAGCTTTCCTACGTCCCTTTACTACTACTGTGCGAGCTGCTTCCATTAATGTGATTATAGCGAGGCGAAATTCAATTTTTTATCACAAAAAATATGTTGTATATTTTATATAGTATCTGGGTGTACCAGTTGGCTGCATTTATGTACTGTATCGAAGTACTGCACTACCATCAGATATTAAGAGGAAATTGATGGCGTCGGCACTGAAGCAGAAGTCAGCGGGGGTAGCGGTCGATACGTAAGAACTTACGTACTCAACATAGAACTCGCGAGCACGAGACACGTTCATGTGACCAGAGGGCTGGTAAGTACCAGGGTGCAGGCAGAAGTTAATAAGGTAAGCACCGAGGTCCTCAGGGGTAACAAGCTTCTCAGGTCCAAAGGCGAACGACAGGTAATCGCGGTAGAAGGCACCGGCAAACGAGTTGTACACATAAATACCGTGAGTGCGGACAGCAAGAGTATCAATAGTCTCAGTGTAAACAGGGAAAGTAATCTTCTCAGAGGTGGTAAGAGAGCTAGAGTACTTCTTTTGCACAGGGGTAGCGGCGTCCCATGCAATACCAGCGACAACGGCCATCTCGCTCTCAGCAAGGGAGGTGGTCTCCAAAACTTCATCAGAGACAAGGGTCATGCGATGCCAGTCGCGGTACTGGTTGGGGTTCTGAGCGTCAATATTGGCAGTGGGGCGCATACCAACGTAGATGGTCTCAACGGGCCACTTGAAGTTGGAGAGGAGAACCTCACCGACTCCGGTGGTCATCTGCTGTTGTTGGTATCGGTGGACGCGGATCAAGGAGAAACCAATTCGCTTAATGTAGATATCGTGGATCTCGGGGTTAACGAAGATGTTGTTAATGTAAAGGTTGGGTTGACCAATCTTACCAGAGTTGGTATCAACAACTGAGCCAGAGGCAAGGACGGGGGTCATGGTGACATACTTGCGGACCTGAGAAACATCCTGGGCAGAAGAGGTACCAGCGCCAACACCGGCGGAAACCTGGGTCTCAACGGTGAGGCGGAGGAACAAGTTACCGGGAGCGGGGAAGAGCATGCGGGCCTGGGTGGCGTAGTCGACAATAATGTATCGCTGACCATAAGGAATGGACACCGAGGCAATAGACTGGCGGGTATCGCGGAACCAGAAGAGCAGGGGGATCCACATGGAGAGAGCAGGCTGAACAGCCTTGGGGGTCTGAGGACCGGAAACAACGCTGACCATCTTGCGGGCGGTGATTCCAGCGCTAACAGCACCAGCGGGGGCAGCAGAGCCAGCAATCTGAAGATCAGTGGCAACTCCGGGGAATCGCGAAGCACCATCGATGCTCATGAGATCAGAGAAACCCTCAACAGGGACCTCTTGGCCCATCAATCGCTTCCAGCCGGTCAGCTTATTGGGAGCAATGCGGAACTTCTGGTGGAAGAGAACAGCCTCCGAATTGTAGTCATCAAGAGGGTTACCGTTAACCTCAAACTTGACGGTACGGAAGGCACGAGCACCGGGGTACTCGCAATAGCGGATGAAGTTGGTAGCAGCATCACCGACGGCCTTGACGTTTCCGGCAGCATCAACGTACTGGTAAGTGTACTTGGTGTAAGTACCAGCAACGGGGGAGTTGTCGATTTCATAGACGGCGGCAGTAGGTGTAAGGGGAACTGCAAGAGCCGAGCTGTCAATGAGACCGGGGAAGGCGGGGACAACGCCAGCTGTGCATTGAGCAGCAGTGACGGGGAGATTGATGACCATGTCGCCGATGAAGTCACCAAATTGGGGGATGGAGAACTGAGTAGTTCCGTCCCATTGGGGAGTACCTGAACCAGGATTAACCTTGTTGTACTCATATCCGATCGCTGCACCGGTGTGCTGCACTAATGTACTGCACAATGCGTCCACATTACTACCTTAATATATTACTTAAGTATAGTAATGCCCATAAGCTCGGGGCCATACCGGGCCTTTGTCTTATGGCAATCTTTCGAAGGGGAGAGACTATATCTTACGCCGTTCGCAATTGTAAGTAAAAAGCTTACAATTTAAACAGCGCACAAACGTTTAGTCGTTGAACTGCATTCCTTTTATTTATTATTCATAACATGATCCTTTGCAAGTTGGTACTTCTGTGCCATCGTGAGTTCGAAGCTATCGAAGGTGGCAATGATTTTACCATCTTTCCAAACTTCGTATGTATGACGTAGCTTACGTATTCCATACTCGTCTAATTTAGGCTGTAGTACGAGAGTACCATCATTGATACGGTTCAATGCATCAAGTGCCAATGCATACTTTTGATCCATCGTCATTCCTTTGCGAGTGAATGTGAGTGATCGACCGTTCATCTTGGGGTGATGACCTACTTTGTAACCTTCCACAGAGCCACCCTTGCCTACATAGTGCTTTAAGTACTTTGGTAAGTTTGCGTCGTCGGGCCGCTTGCGGACTCCGTCTTGGACCTTACCTTTGTGGACTTGTCGGATTCTCTCGCGAGTATCACTGGAGACTTCTTGTTGTTCCTTTCCGCCTTTGGTTAGATTGTAACCGTTGCGGAAAGTATCGTACAGCTCAATTGCAAGCTGTTCATAGAAGTCCAGATCTTCTTCAAGCACCGTCCAGACATCCTCAATAACGAAGTCATCCTCTCCGTATTTCAATACCGCATTGTTAAGTTTACGGGATTGATTTACAGTTGGATTTCTGATTTCATACATATGTTGATTCCAACGATATCTAGATGTGTGTTTGGTTTGGCCAATGTAGGATTTTCCTGTGGTTTTACAAGTTACTTTGTAGATAACTCCCATTTGTTATGATTTTTAATAATTAGGAACTTGGCTGC